TAAACGAACAACAGTAGCACTACCAAATGTACTTGCTGCTCCTGTTGATGTGGGAGATGCTGCTTCAGCACCTTTAATCAAAGTTCTTGACATTACTCTTACTTACACTATAAGGTTATTTATTAGAATGGATTATCTGTGGAGATACTTGGAGCTGATTGACCTTCTCCAGTCTCATATGTAGTACCACCTGGTTTTTTAGTGACTGTAGTGACAACATCCGATTGCATAGCTAAGAACTTAACATTAGATGCTGTTGCTCCCTGACTTGTTGTTGTAAGTGTTGCTGATGGTTTAGTAAAGTTAGATGTATAAATGGCTTGTCCTACAGTATATCTAACATCGCTTATGTGACCAATAAAATCATAAGAACCAGTGTCATTTCTAAAACCAATTCTAAACTCCTCATTTGAATTATTATTATAGTTTTGATTACTACTCCAACCACCTCCACTCCTATCAACACCATCAATATACTGGTACATATTAGTACCATTTCTTACGAAAGCATAATGATGCCATGTATTGAGTTGAATGTGGTTTCCCTCTGTTGTTGTATTAGAATTCATACCAAACCAAGTTTGGACTTTAAAACCACCAGTTGAATCTGGTCTTAGATGTGATTGGAACTGCATCTCATCACCTGACCATCTATTGAAAATATTCCTATATGTAGCTGGGAAACTATCTGATTCTAGTTTAAAGAAACATTCAACAGTAAAGTTTCCATCAAGTTCAAAACCACTCATATGTGATGCATTACCTGATACTTGCATTCCATCACCCTCACTAAATTCATTACTATAATACGGTGGTGTTAATGAAGTGTCAGCAAGAGTAACAGTTAAAGTATTACCTACCTGAGTATTTCTTCCAGAATCACTATAAACTTTAATCGTAACAGTTTCTGTACCCTCAGTGAAAGTATCATTAGCAACAGTATGAGAGAAAGTAGCAGAATTACTTGATATAGATGCTGTTCCCGTTAGTGCTCCTGATGAGAAATCAGCAGAGGTTATATTAGTTCCTGATAGTTCCCAATATAAATTAGTTCCATCATCCACATTAGTAGTTGTAATGGTAGTAGTAAAACTTCCACCTTCATCTACATTAGTAGCAGATACTGCATGAGTATATGTTGGACCAGCAACACTAGATCCTACAAATTTCATCATAGAAGAATAAGCAGTTTTTGTTGCCTTTATATCGGCACTACCTTCTAAAGTATCTGTATAATATTTTTCACAATATACAACATCACCAGACATTACCATGAAAGTACCTTCATTAGCACCTTGATAATCCTTTCTAGTTACAAGGATATTATCATCACCACTATTAAAAAGTCGTACAACAGGAGCGTTGCTAACATTAGTAGCAGATCCTAGATTTGTTTCAGCAGATAATATTTTCATTATTTTTTATCCTTTTTTACTTTTTTCAATGCTTTGTGTTTTGCTGCTGCGTTTTTGATTACTTCTATTTGATCTTCAGGTGATAAAGTTGTTTTACCAGTTTTCTTATCAATAGTTTTTCCATAAACTTTCATAGCATCATCATGTTCTTTGTTCTTTGCAGCATCTTTCACCTGATTCTGACGAGTATTAAGTTCCCTATCTGTATCATCTTTGGGATTTTTTTCCCAATCAGTATCCTTTGGTTCATCTGGTGTTCCAAGTAAATCTGTAAGAATTTTCTCACCACCTTTAGCAGCAAGAACTGTACCAGCTACTTTCCCCCAAGGAATTTTAGAAGCAAGTCTTATTGCAGTAACAGCACCTTCACTAACTTCTTTTTTCTTTTTTCTATCTGCTTTCCATTTACGATGTTTCTTTTGAGTTTCCCATCTTTGATCATTACTAAAAGCACCAGATTTTGCTGCTGGACTATTTCTAGTCTTATGTAACCAATCAGCTTTTTCAGAATCTTCTGTAGATGATCTATCCTTTGGTGAAGATTTTATAACTTCTGGATTTTTCTCAGGATTAACTTTTTTCTTTTCTGTATCAATAATTGCTTTATTTTCATTTGGTGGATCTTTTCTATCTGATGTTACCTTTGGTGTTTCTTTTGGTGTTTCTTTTGGTGTTTCTTTTTTAACCTCTGGTGTTACCTTTGGTGTTTCTTTAGATTTACCTAATTCTTGTCCTACTTTTCCACCTACAGTTAAACCAACTAGACCAGAAGCAGCAGTTCTTGCTATTGATGATGCTTTGTCTGCTCTTAAAGTAGCATCTGCTGCTTTATTATATCTCATCCAACCTTTAGCATATTCTCTCTTAGCAGAATATGGTTTAGCTGATTTTAAATCTTGTTTGACCGTTGTTGCTTTAACATCAACAGTAGAATTACTAGCAGAAGTACCTCTTTTAGTTGTAATATTACTAGGAGTTTCTGTTCTATTAGTAATAGAAGATGATTTATTTTGTAATTTAGTTAATGCTCGTGATTTTTGAGTTGCTAAAGTTCCCTTTGGGGATTTGACAATAGCACTTCCTTTATCTGCTTTTATTTTAGCAATGAGATCATCTGTTCTCTGGGAAAGAGTACCTGGTTTGTTAGAACTAGATACTGCTTTATCCATTCTACCCTGAAGTTTTCTACCACTCTTAATTTTATCTAATACTTCTTGTGCTTTTGCAGTAATTTTTTGTCTTTTTACTTTTGTAACTTTGCCGCCAATTTTTTTAGCAGTTTCAATACCACCACTTAATGCTCTACTTGATGTTGTAGTTACTCTATTTGCTACTGTGGGAACAGTTGCTCTCCAGTTTACTTTACTAAGTTCTGGTTTTACCTTACTCTTAGTGAAAACACCTTTTACATCAGTACCTTTTAAAGACTTTGTTGCTCTTATCTTTTCAATATTATTAACTCTTTTAACTAATTCCTGAGACTTTTTAAATTTAGAAATATCAGCAGCACCTTTATTTCTTAATGCTTTAGCAGCTTTTGGAAGTGCCCATTTACCTAATTTCCATAGTAGTCCAGCACCTTGAGCAGCACCTCTTAGTAAGTTCTCATCAACAAGTTCACCTTCTACTTCATAAGAAGCAGAAACTGTTTCTTTCTTTTTATCATTCTTAACCAAAGTATAGTCAACATCATTAACACCATGCTTAATTTTTTTATTTTTAGGTGCTGCTAGATTTTTGTCATTACCACCAGGAAGATACTTATATCTCTCACCAACAACCTCTAAATCACCTCTCCAATCAGAAGGATTAAGTGGTTCTGCCTTAATTATATCTACAGTCTCTATTTCATTAAACTGAACGCCATCAGCATAATTTTCTACACTTATACCACCTTCAACTTCTTCACTTACTTTCTGATCTTCTTTTACACAATTATCAACAGTCTTACCACCTTTCTTTTTAGTTCCAGAAAGTTTGTATCCGTCCCAACATGCTTTACCATCAAGACCTTTTTTCTTTCCTTCTTCTATTTCAAATTGAGATCTCCAATCCGATAAAGATTCTTGCTTTACTCTAATATTGTCCATTGAACAAGTTATTTGGCGTTATTATTATTTAGAATACCATCTTTTAGCATCTTTGATAATTCACTGGTTGAACCAACAAATAGTGCATTATTCGTAACATTACTTGGTGCTTTTACAGCATCTTCATCTAAATCTTTAACTTTCTTCTGTAAATCTGCTAACTTATCCGTTGTATCAGCAACTGATTTAATAATCTGACCAGCAACTTCATATGCTCTTGGACTAGCACTCTCACCAGCAAGTTCTAAAATACCATTAAGTGCTTCCTGACCTTTCTCAACTAAGGAATATAACTGTGCTCTGGTGTACTTATAATCTTTCTCAATATCATCAGTAATATCAGTGGTTGCCTCCTTTCTTCGGACGCAACCATTTTCATTAACTTGCTGAACTTCAAGTTCAGTATTAAATGTATCATTCAACTCATCATAATTATCTTTCATGATTAACAATCCCAGGCTCTTAATGATTTATTAATTCTTGAATCTGGATCTCTCGCAGTTTTGGCAGAAGTAAGTTTTTTCTTCATCCCCTTCATACGAGCACAGAAAGACTTTCTACGCTTGTTGCCTTTCTTTTTACTTGGTGCTTTTAGATCCGAACCAGGATTCTCACGCTCATAGGACTTACGACCTTTTTCATTAAGACCGCCCGATTTCTTTTTTCCTTCTTTCTTTGTCCAAGCAGCACCTTCTTTAACTTCACCTTTCTCATAACCTTTTCCATCACCATCATCATCCCACCAGAACTTTACTTTCTTTTTTACTTTCTTTTTCTTTTCTTCTTTCACACAATTGGGAACTTCCTTTCCACCTTTGTTTTTAGTTCCTTTTGCTTTATATCCCTTCCAACAAGAAGGTTTGTCGGGATCCATCCCAATATTCTTACGTGCTTGCTTTAAGCCTTCTGAGAATTGATTAAATGTCTTCATTAGATGTCTATTTTACGAGTGGGACTGTACTCTTTAGAATTGTCGAAGAATTCTCTGGTTTCTGTAAAACCAAAATCATCACCTGGTTCTATTAGCATGTTGTCAGCAGCATCAATAACCTGGTCATCATTATAATCTTTCTTAGCAGTTGATTCTACTCTATACCTCATTTCACGATTAGCAGTTCTCGTGTCAGTATCTGAATAGTAATCAACCTGAACCTTACGAATAAGTCCATCTGTAGTATCTGCGATAGGACCAAACATATAAGACTTAGCAGTAAAGTCTAAAGTATATATTAATGCTCTTCTAGTATCAAAGTTACCTTCATAATCATCAGAATAAGAAATACCATTTAATATTAAAGGAATATCTCTTTTCTCACCAATAGAATTTACTAAGTCTACTGTTAATGTATAACCTGGTTGGAAGAACGGCAATATCTGTTCGAGTATTTGTAAGGAATCATCCTGTAGTTTGGTTAAAATATTTAGCTGAAATCCTAAGTTATAGGGAACAGGCATGAATACTTTTTTAAATTTCTTACCATCCTTTGCTTTAAAAGTTTGGGTTATTCCCGATTTCCTACTAGGATCATAAGTTATTGATGTCATCTCAAATGACATTCTTGGTAAACTTATAGCAATTGCTTTATTAAGTTCTGGTTGCTGTTGTATTCTTGCTAAGAACTTTTGTCTAGGTCCATAAGCAATAGGAACCTTAGTATTAACAAGATCTTTTCCCGTATTATCTTGATGACGAACATGTATATCATTAAATACTGTTCCAAAAGAAACAACAGTTTTTCTTATTATCTCGTGATAAAAATATGTACCAAACATTAAACTACACCAAAGGGATTAGATTCTGTAAAATCAATAATTTGATCAGCTTGGAATTCAAACTCATCACCATCACTATATTTATCATTAGCATCATCAGAATCATATGAAGCAGTAGAATATGTTGCTCCAGATATCTGTCCAACAATATCTTCACCACTAAAGAATCCAGCTATAGTTGATCCAATTCCAACATTTGTAACTAAAAGTATCTTAGTATCGCCATCCCAAGATCTAACAGTTGCTGTTGTTCCTGATCTAGCACCTTTAACGGTTTCATTATATTGATAAGTTCCTATACCAACCATAGATTCTGGATCAGCAATAGTTACTGTTGGTGTTGAAGTATATCCTTTGCCTGGATTATCAACGTAAATAAATTTAACAATTCTATTTTGTCCACTAGGACCTACAGATGATATACCAGTTGCTTGTACTCCAGCTCCAGGAGCAGAAATAGTAACAGTAGGTGCAGTTCCATATCCAACTCCACCATCTATAACATTAAGTCTAACAACACCATTATATCCAGATCCAATAGAACAAGTTGCTGCTGCTCCAGTTCCACCACCACCACTAAAACTAATAGTTGGTGGAGTAATATATCCAGAACCAGCATTCAATACTAAGATTTTTTCTATAGAAGTAACATTCGCTCTTGTAGTTAAAATACCAATTGCTCTAGTAGTATCATTAGCAGGTGAATCACTAAAAGTTATAGTTGGTGGTGAGGTAAATCCTGATCCATCATTATTCAGGAATATCTCTTCTACATATCCACTACCTATTGATGCTGTTGCTACAGCAGTTCTTCCAAGACCAACCAACTTGAGTGTTGTGATATAACCTTCATCCTTAACTTGAGTATCTATTGCTTCTATAGAAGTATCAATAACCTCATCCTCAAGTTCAAAGAGTTCACATTTAAGTTGATAAACATAATTCTTACCTAACTGATAGAAAGGATCTTCATGCTCTACAAATTTAACTTCAAATAATCTTTGCCCTAAAGGAAAAAATATTAAATCACCTTCTCTTGGTCTAGATGTCAAAACCATTTCACTATCATCAGTGCCATCATCTAAACCTGCCATGAATGGTGCGATGAAATCTTCAAACCTTTCTTTGGATATTGTAAGATCAACTTCATCACGAATATTCATACCAAATTTAGTTAATACATCACCAGCACCAGAATAACCCTCATATGTATTGACATATGCTTCTATACT